TTCTTCTTCAGCTTTTTTGTCAAATGCAGCGTTAGCGTCTAAAACTTCTTTGCTTTCTTTTTCCTCAGTGGTGTCAGTCTTGGTTTCCGTCTGTTCAGTCTGCTCAGTTTCTTCGGTTTTGTTTTCTAAATCTGGCATTTCGTGCTCCTTCAGTTTAGGGTTTCAGTTATTTATTCACAGGCGCTTGGTCAGAATAGCCAGCGTTCCTGTCGTACAGTTTGTGTAATGCGAAATACTTCTTCCTATGGCCTTTGCTGCGAAAAGTCGGGTCTCCGTCTTTATTGTAGTCAGTAGGCACTCCACCGGCTTCGTTTATTTTTCTCATTCCAGGCACATCATCTGGATGCACTCCAGCGAAAACAGAAGTGAACGGGTAATTGCCAGGTGTAGCCGCAACGTGTCCGTGCTCGGCACGTAAATCACGATACGCCTTCTTGCCCTTAATCATTATAAATTCAGGAGCGTCCGCCATAGAGAAAACCTTCTCGTAAACTTCACCATCTTTATTTCTGAAACAATACGTTGGCATTACAACTTCACTCCGTACCTCAATAACCATCCAACAACTAAACTCAACACAGCAAATCCTATCGTCGCCCAGTTAGGCAACCTGTTTCGCACTTTCTCAAGAAGCTCATAAATCTTGTCGATGCTAGCCTCGTTTTTTGAAATTCGTGATTCGTGCGCTTCGTGCCATTGACACTTATCCATATTTCTCTCCCTTTAATTTGTCGGTCGGAAAGCAGCGGCTTTTTCGCTTTGCTGTGGATTGCCGCCAAACGCCGCCTGTTGTATAATTTGCGATTTACCCCGGTCAGTTGCTCCTGGCCGATTTACACGTTCGTATGTCCGCTTTGTTACCGCTGCTTTCTGTGGAGGCTCACCAACAGCTTTCGGTTCAAGGTGCGGGTCGCTGTAGACAAGTATGTCATTCAACTCTGGTATATTGCCGAGTTTCGCTATTTTCCTGAACAGTGCCTCGAAGTCTAAAGTGATTCCCTGCTGCTGCATTATGGGCATCATAGGAACCAGCATCTCTTGGAAGATTGTTCTCAATCCCTGAAGTTTAGCTTCTGGTGTTTGGTGTTGCATCGAGTACGGCTCTATCTTTATGTTGTACTCAAGGAAATCGCCCTCTCTGTCCTCTGAAGTGAAAGAGACTGGTATGGTTATCTCGTCAAAGCCCTTCACCCTCTTGGTTAGAGGTAGGTTAATATATGGGTCTGTGAACAGATAGAAGCACAAATCTTTAACAACGCCCTGCGTAAAGCTGATCGTCCGCTTCTGCATCTTCTGAATTCGCATAGAGGCACTGGCAGAAAGTAACTGATCTTGGCCAAGAGTTTCAGACTGAGGCCCCAACCCACCTAACATATCAAGATTTCCAGCCATGTAACTAAACAGGTCTTTGACTGCCATTGAAAAGCCAAACGATTCCTGAGAGATACCGCCGAACCTGTATTCCTGTGCAGCTTTCGGATTGTCCATAGCAATGGCTTCGCCGTCATTTGCATCTAAAATCCGCTGTCCGTCCTTCTCACTGCCACGCTGGACACCGAGAATGGTCTTCTCTCTAACCGCTTGCCTGCCTAACTTATTGAAGATTTTATTCGTGAGTTCGTGAAGGTCTCGCATGTGAGATGCCGGTGCTAATGGCATTGTGTTGTTTTCTATCTTACCGAATCCGAGTTTATGGTACGGGCCTCTCTCGGGACCTTCCCACTCTATTATATTTAGCACATTTGCTATTGGGTCAGTTTCTTCGCTTGGGTCGGCGGCCTGACACTGCAAGATTAGATTTTGTTTAGGTAGCCATAGGTCAAGACACCGCACCGTTTTTCGGAATTCTTCTCGCTTGTTTGAGTTACTTTCGTCTTCGCTTATGTCGTGGTCTCTACGTTCTGGTATTTGTTCGTCTTGCGGAATGAGTTTGTCGTGTGATTTTGGAAATACTTCAAGTGCTTCGTCGATTGTCATATTGTAATAGTTGCCTTCAAACTGGACTTGCTCGAATCTGTCCACGGTCATATCGTGAACCCAGTCGTCTAAGGAAACATAGTCGGCGAATGGCTGGCCTGTATCATGCAGGTATCCGCCTATCTCAACCTGTGTCCTGTTAAGGCCGACCTTGATAATGCCCATTGAGAACATTGCGCCAACAACCGCCATCTCAAGCGTATCGCCGAGGTCTATTTCCTGGATGAGATGATTACCGGCCAGTTCAAAACGTGTACTCAGTTCTTTCAGTTTCATTATTTCAGTTGTTATATTGACGGCGGGGGCTTGAGCTACTAATCGTTGGAGGTAGATGTTCATTGCCAGTTCAAGCAGGTTTACTGGTACTTTTTTGGTAGAGCCGTTATCAGAATAATGCTTGCCGACGTATTGTTTCATCAAATACAGCCGTTTTTCACGGAAAGTCTTTAGACACTTTCTGCTGTAGCCAACCGCTCTGGATAAATCAGTAATATCTACTGCGCTTAGTTCTGGCATAATTTCCTTTCCGGGTAATAAAAGAAGCGACAAACGGTGAATTGGCACCAATTTGTCGCTTCTTGTATTCTTACGTCGACTTCAGACTGGCCGGTCATCCGTCAAACCCGAGTTTTCAAAGAACTTAGACTAATACACGATACTCTTTATCGTCCTTATTCGTATTTTTACCTAAATAAAATATATTTCGCACCGATCAGGGTACTATCCACCAGTCTTCGGCTAATAGGTCGCTTGTGCACGGAACCCATAGTTCCGGTAAGGATTTTTCTTTGCAATGATTGAAAATCAAAAACGGTTCACCTATGTTTATCTGGGCCATGTCGTGTACGGAAAGCACTTCACCGCTCTCAGACTCCTCTGTGCCTTTTTTGAATTCTACATACCCGCACCCATCCCAATTCATCCTCCACACCTTCACCCCCATCTTCAACAGCTTCAACGCCTCACTGAAGTCCATAGGCTTAGCCTCTGCTTTCTGTTCGGGTTCAGACAGAATTATTGTTTTTTCGTAGAGCTTTCCTTTGCCAAACATTATGGTATTAAGATTTACTTTGGACACCATACATCCACACTTTGAACATTTGGCACATATCGTCTCGCCTGCACCACTGATAATAAGTGCCATGCTGCAACCACACTTACACGGTTGCTTCATCTTAACCCACACCTTTTCTGCTTTCATGTGAAATTTTTCTATGTGTCTGCCTAAATCGTCTCTCAACTTGAACTTCGCACAACAGTCAGGGCATTGCATTAGCCGTTCGGTTACAGGCTTGCCGAGATTCGGCGTTCCACCTGAATCTGGGATTGGGTCGGGCTTTGCTTCGCCCGCCTTAACAAAAATAACTGTAGGCTCCTTCCAGCAGTGCGTGCAAAGAGCGGGCTTTACAGGGACAAACGGCACGTTGGGCAAATCTTCCACGTCTTTGTTTCCGCAACCACACTCAATTATTAGCGTTCCTGATTTTTTCAACATTTGGTTTTCCTTTCAGTTTAGGTTTTTGTGCTTTCTTAATACACTTCTTGCATATATCCTCTTTGATTTTGTTGTAGTTCTCGTCATATCTTTCTATAACACCCCATCCTTCATGGTCAGGGTTTACTGAACCTTCCTTAAACATAATCATACTGTCTGCAATCTCTGCGCCACAAAAATCACATCTTCTCAGTCTCATTTGATTTTCCTTTCAGTTTGGGATTGATTCCTGTCTGATTGAAGTGTTGTTACTTCAATTTGGTTAAATATATCATCATGCAACTTTGCTAATTGTTCCTCGAATCTTTGCTGTAGAAGTGCCGCGACACCTTCAAACTTGGTGTCGCTAATTTCATCCATGCCTATAACTATAGGCACATCAAAAATAAACCGGCCCGCAAGTGCCACCATGCCTTTACCTGCTGGCAAAAACCCACACGAGAATCCGCCATCGCCAAAATCACAGCATGATTTTATTACATCTTGTGCCAACCTTCTCAGTCTGTCGCATTTGTCTCTTTGTTCAATTTCCATTTTCTTCCTTTCAGTTTGAGTTACCATTCCTGTTCAGCTTTTTTCTTAGCTTCAGCTTCCTTCTTACGAGCAGCGTAGCAGTTTTTCGGCATCGTGTCAATAGTTTTTAATTTATTATTTCCCATCAAGTCCAAAGCCTTCGTTACCAATGCATCGGCTATAACCAAATCACCATGATTGTTCTTCGCACCGGACGGGTCAATGCTGTTAAGGCTCTTGGAATGTTCGATTGTCCCGTGAGTGGTATAGACGAATGACAGCGTTTCCTGATTAGCTATACTACTACGCTGGATGAAAGTCTTATCTTTCAATGCCCTGCGATACGCACCGATAACGGCTTTCTTTTCGTCTGGGTTCAGAAACACCCCGGGTATATCAGAAACCTTCTTAGACAGGCTCTTCTCGTTGCGTTTGTAGTAAACATGGCGATACCCCAACTTGATTACCGTATCGCCGTACGTCCTGCCAGGCCCTGCTCCGTCCCAAATCATGTACGCTTCATTAAACCACTTCGCCAGAGCAATAGACAGCTTAGCGAAGCTCTCAGGCTTCATCCACGGATTAGCATATTCGGCTAACTTTTCACCTGTCTTCAAGTTTACATACGAAGCTGTAGTGTTGGAAGCGCCTGTGCCAGCTGATATGTCATGCCCTACCGCTACTTCCAAATCTTCAGGCAGATGACCGTAAGCGTCCGGGTTAATCCATAACCTCAAAGGCCCACCCTCGCCTGGTACAAACTCGATAGGCTCTAAGGAGTCTTCATCGAATTCCAAAATTCCTTCAACGTAAGGCGGTCTTACATCTTCCTTTTCAATCTCAGAGATAATATCACCGTCGAAGTATTGGAAGTCCGAAGCGAACGGGTCCATGTCAAGCTCTTGCGCAATCTCCATTGGGTGAACCGCTCTATCACATTCGTTATCGTACCAGGGAGAACGTAACTTGTCGTCGAGTCTGAACGGATAATCGTCAGGGAAATTATATTGGATACCATTAACAACCACCTTTCCTTTGAAGTGGGTATCGAGAAGTATCAACTCGCTATTTTTGGAATGATACAGACCTCTCTGTTTGACTGGGTGTAATGACCAGTGCATAACCAGCTTGCGAATCTTGCCGAGACTCAATTTATAAAATGCAGTGCCGGCCCCGTGATGAGTTGAGTTGAACAGTCGGCATCGAGTAACATCACGAGTTGACGATAGCACGGCATCGCCATCAAGCACCGCGGCGAATTCATCTATCAGCATTGCGGTACATCTACCGCCACGAGCGGCATCGCCGGTAGTCGAGCAGCCATCTATCGTCGATTCGTTATCGAGATTCTTTAAGTGAAGATGGGTCTTATTGTATGTCGGCCTCAACCATTTAGGCTGATGCTTGACAATGAACATTACTTTCCAGAACAAGGAGTCGGGGTCTTCGGTCTTATCAACCAAATCCTCGTTCCTACTCATCATACGGAAAGCCTGCCAAGGCCGATACTGCCACATCCAAGTAAAGACAAGGATATAACCCCAAGAAGCACCCATATCACGAGACTTTTCCGAAAGCTCATCGAACCCTATCTCTATAGCGTCCCTGATTTCATCGAAAGCCACATCTTGAAATTCGTAGGTAAGGAATGGTATAACCGTAGATTTCGGCACTAATCGGGGATCGTAAGTACAAACGAAAGTATTCACCCAGAACAGTAAATCTCTGGAACACATCGTCCATAACTGTTTGGCGTAATCTTCGTTCTTAGTCGCCAACTTGAGGCATCGCTTGCGGACAGCCGCATTGCCTTTCTTAGTCTTGTACCCCTTAATGTTATCACACGCCCAGGCGTAGTGGGGGTATCTCGTCCTCACCGTCTTCACTCTCAGCGAGTAATCGGTCAAGGAGGTCAAAATGTTCTCTACCGTCATCATTGAATTTGCTCTGATTCTCAATAACACTCTTAGAAGGGATTATGCGGGGATAGACCCGCTCAAAAAAACCCACCATATTTGTAGGGTTTCGCTGGATAAACTTCAAATGGCCATAAGCACCAGTAGAAGGAGCATCACTCGGCGGGACATCCTTAACTGACAGATTATTATATATCCAGTTCAAATCCCGAATAGGGTCAATAGTAGCATTAGCAACCTCACCAAAATCAGAACGGGCTACAAGCTCATCGGGCTCCACAATAGTTTTAGCCGACTTAGCACTGACTTCAACTTCAATCAAATCACGCTCATCGACATCGGCACCCGCCGCTTTCAGCAGCTTATAGTCAATATCACCTTGAGCAGATTCATGTGCCCTCGTAGATTGACCACGCTTCATACCACCCTCGGCACTCATCAATAAAGACACATGGCGATTCCTACGACTCTTAAACTCAAGCCAAACACCACATGGCTTATAGCACTCATCACGCTTCTTATGCCAGGCAGGAATACGACAAGTATAAATAGAGCCAACTCCAAAAGACCTCAGTTTCGCTTCATCCATAAAATCACACCTTTCAGGCCACAACATAACACAATAACAATCATCGGCAAATATATAAAAATTGTAAAATATATATATAAAGACAAAAAAAGTCCGGTTAACCAAAAACATGGCATATATATATACCGCAACAAAACGATAAATCTAATAACATTAAAGATATTCTCTATTGGAGACAACCGCAGACGGTACTCATTACCCTTATCAGTAAAATTATGTCCACAATAGCAAAACGAGGGGGGGGAGGAAGAGGTAACTATAGGGGAGGTGAAGGATGACCGGGGGGGGTGTGGTAAACTTCCCGGGAAGGGGTGTTTCTTTTTGAGCCATAAAGGTAGATCGGCAGGGCAGAACACAACATATAGTGTGTGTGTGCGTGTTACTGTGCGAAGGCACTAGTATACATGGCCTTTATGTTGCCTCAGCACCTGCGAAGATACAGGGATATCCCTTCCTACTGTTCAGGTAGCCCTTTTAATCGAGATACCCAACTCACCCTACGCCCCCTTTACTATACCGGACGCATTTCCTCGGGTGTTGGTAGTGGTGTGGGTGCTGGCTGTACGCTGTAGACCTCCCTGACGGTTGCTCCTATACTATTACTTAGTGTGTTATTGTCTTACTATACGAGGTAGACTGTTAGAGGTCTGGTGTGCTGCTTGGTGGGTTTGAGCGGGACGCAGTGGGTTTCATCCCGTCTAGCGCTGATCCGCTATCTATTGGTGTGTGTTCTATAATAAATCTTTTGCCTGTTTC